CTGCCGATAGTATGCGGTCTTAAGCTCAGTCCCGATGAACTTGCGCCCAGCTTTCAACGCGCTCCATCCCTCGGACCCAATGCCGGTAAAGGGGCTGAAGACGACATCATCTGGATTGGTCCAGAGGCGTATCGCCCGATCAATCAGATCCAGTTGCAGCGGGCAAAGGTGGCGCTCGTCCTTGTCTTCGCGCGCGACCTTCACATTGAGGACGTTGGTCTGCTGAATATCCATCCAGACCGGCGATGCCCATTGTTGCCACTGGCTTACGGGGAACAGCTTGGCATCCTGCCCGACCTTTTCGGCCTGGCTCTCGTCGGCGGGCGTCTTGCGGAACACCAGCAGGTAGTCGGGCATCCCCTGACGGGAGCGCGTGGCGTCGGTCTGAAGCTGCTTGTAGAGAAGCCCCAGCGCCTTGGTCCGGGTCATCTCAACGACCGGGTCTTTCCAGATCGTCACCCGGCTATGGTACGTCCAGCCGGCGGCTTCGTGAACCTCGCGGATGTCAGCGGGAAAGTCGTAAAGCCCGACACTGCCATGCACGGACTTGGTCCGGGGAATGTCGGAGCAGTGAACGGCGGTCAGGCGCCCGGGCTTCGTGGCCCTGAACTTCTCCCTAACCAGGTGAGCGTAGATCGCCTTAAATTCGGCCTCGTCCTTGACGTTGCCCATATCGCGCTCGCTGTCGCTGTAGACGAACAGGTGAGCGAAGGGCGGGCTGTAGACGCTGAAGTCGATGCTGTTGTCGGGCAGGCCGGCGGCGACCTCGACACAGTCGCCATTGATTACCGTGAAACGCTCGCCGGAATGCTGGTCAAGTACGGAGGTCATGCTGCAATCCACTTCGGAAGGGTCAGCGGCTTTGCCGGCTGATACGGGGCTTGTTCGGGAACAGAGCGGCTGGCGCGGCTCATGGCGGCGGTCATCTCGGTCTTCATTGCATTGTGGTCGCCGGCCTTGCGGCTAACGATCTGCCAGATGCTTTCTTCGGTGTCGGCGCAGGCCACATGAACATCGACGGGCCGCGCCTGGCCGAACCGCCAACATCGGCGAACGGCCTGATAGAAGCTCTCATAGGAGAAACTCAGGCCGACGAACGCCATTCGCGCCGCGTGCTGCCAGTTAAGGCCGAACCCCGCGATTGACGGCTTGGTGATGATCACCCGCGCCTGTCCGGTGCTGAACGCGGTAAGGTTCGCCTCTTTAAGTTCGGGAGACATTGACCCGCGAACCTCAACGGCGCCGGGAATCCGGCTCGCCAGAGCGTCGGCTTCATAGTCGGTGTCGCACCAGATAACCCACGCCTCATCGGGCTCTTTCGCCACCAGGGCGGCGATCACGTCGGCCCGGGCGTCGGTCGTCATCCGCTTCTCCCGGTGAATGGAAGTCGCGGACGTGTCGGGCATACGGAACAGCCGGGCCTGGCCGTCCTTCTCCGCGCCAGTGTCAATGCTACGGTCAGCTTCGACGATGTGCCGTTGCATGTTGAGGGCCGGCAAGTTGTAGCCGTCGTCGCTGAACCCGAGATCGGACGGCTTGGACACACAGCGCGCCCAGCTCGCCACCCAATTCCAGAAGTCTTTGACCGCGTGGCCCTTCATCTTCCATGTGCCGGTGTCGGCGCTGTCGTGGATGAACCAGCGGGTAAGCATCTGGCTCTGGCTCATCACGCCAAGGAACTCGGAATGTTGGCCTAGTTCGGCGTGGTCGTTCGGAGCCGGCGTAGCGGTGCAGCAGAGCCGGAACGGGGTGTGTTTGAACGCAGCGATAAGCGCTTTGGTGGTCTGGCCAGAGAAGCTCTTGATGATGCTGCTTTCGTCCAGAATGACGCCCGAGAACTGGTCCGGGTCAAACTTGGACATTCGGTCATAGTTCGTGATGTAGATGCGGGCGCCGTCGATCTGATCGGGCTCGCGGATGGACTTCGCGTCGATGCCGAATTTGACCGCCTCGCGCTCATGTTGAGCAGCGACGGCCAGCGGGGCGAGCATCAGGACGGGGCGCCCGGTATGCTCCACCACAACGCGGCCCCATTCCAGGGCGCAAAGGGTTTTCCCTAGTCCAGTATCGAGAAAAAGGGCGGCGCAGCCGGCGCGCAAGGCGAACTCCACCGCGTGCCGCTGGTGGTCTTTCAGCGCGGGCGAAAGGGCAGGCAGGTCAGCAATGCCACGCGGAATGAAAGCGATCCGCTTGGCGTCGATCAGTTCCAGATATGGCTTGATGCTCATCACGCGGCCTCGTCGAAGTGTTGGATGGTCAGCCCGGCGGTCGCGCACCAGGCCAGAATGAAGGTGATCAGATCCCGCATTTCCCCCACGGTCAGGTGCGAGGATCGGTGGCCGACCGGGAACATGCCGTCGCCTTCCAGCTTGGGGAGGAAGCGAACCTCAGCCCCCCAAGCGTCCATAAAGACGGCCTTCCAAAGCGCCTGATCCATCTGCACGCCGTTGTGGACGGGGCGTTGCTTCAGCACTTGGTCGAGCAAGCCGTAGAACCCGGCGTTCTGCTCAACGGAGCGGTTCGGCTCGCGGACTTCCAGCATCCAGCCGTCAGGGGCCTTGGCGACCCACCCGGCGGCGATGCGGCGGTTGCTCTTGGTCAGCTTCAGGAAGTGGCGTTCGCTCATGGTCAGGCGATCCCCAGCCGGTTCTTAGCCGGTCTGGGTCCCTCGCTGTGGTTACGGTGATGACGGTCCCTGGCCATTCCCTCAGCACCTCGCGACAGAGCGCGCGTGCCCACAGGACTTCCGGGGTGTCGGGGAGCTTCACGGGTCACGCGGCGGCCTTGTGGTAACGGGCCGTCAGCGCTTCCACCTTGCCGTCGATCTCGCGAAGGAAGGCGGCAACGTCGCCCTCCAGGTCGAGGATCATCGACACGTCGCGGGGGACGCGGCGGATGAACAGGCTCATCTCGGCAGGCAGGCGAGGATCGAACGACACGAAGTCGCACCAAGCCCGGCCCGTGCAGGACATTTGCCACATCATCTGCGTGACGTACTTGGCCGGCACCGTCTCACTGAGCAGGGTGTCGAGATGCGTAGCCGTGTTCGGGCACTTGATCTCCAGCATCCCGTCGTCACCGATCAAGCCGTCAGGGCTGGCGCCGCTGTTGGCAATCTCGGGGTGGTCAACGAAGCCGATCTCTTCGACCGTAACGCCCACGCGCGTCTCGTAGGCCAAGCGGGCGAGCGGCTCGGTCTCCGTACCCCATTGCATCGCCGCGTTGGTGAAGCCGGGGGCCGTGCAGCCAGTCAGGCGTTCGGCGATCAGCTCGGCGGCGTAGTTGGCGCGAGACGCCCCCCAGCCGGTTTTCGTCTTGGCGATCACGTCAGCCACGCGGGAGGCGGTAACCCGGCCACAACGCATGGCGAACCATTCGGGCGAGCCCTGGATGATCACGCGGCGTCCTCCAGCTTGGGCTCGGCGAAGTCGGCCACGCGGGCGGCGTAGCGATTGTCGAGGTCGGCGAGGCGCTCGGGGTCTTTGTCGTCCAGTTCGGCGCGAAGGGCGCTGGCGAGGGCGTAGGCCTTCTCCAGATCGGCGAGGGACTTAACCCCGTTTAGCGTCCCCTCCAGACGGTCGGCGCGCTCGCTCAGGGTCGGCTTCTTCGGGGCCTCCTGCTTGCTCTCGTTGGCGGGCTGGCGCGGGCCGCTGGCGGCGTTACCGTCGTCGTCCTCGGGAGCCGCACCGCTCATGGCGAGCAGGGTGTAGCGGCGCCCGTAAGTTATGGCGGAACCGACGCCCTGGGGGTCGCTCTTGCTGGGCCGCAGCTTCAGTTCGCCCGTGACCGACGAGCCGGTTTCGTGTAGAAAAGTGGTGGTCACCAGCACCCATTCGCCGTCGAAGGACGGGAATTGCATGACCCCGATCCCGTTGGCGTTAAGGGCTGGCAGAACCGCCTCCACCACCCCGGCGAGGTCGGCGTACTTGGACCGGAACGCGGGGTTGCTGGACGCCTTCTTGACGGCCTCGGTGGCCTTCTGAGCGGCGACGAAGGCCTTGGCGAAGGGGGCGCGGTCGCCCTCCCACTTGATGCACAGGTGCGGTGTTTCCAGATCGGCAGCGATCATCGCTTCCTCCATTTGTTTTGCGGTTTCGGGGTCTTCGTACGGGCTCACAGCGCTACCCCCAGGTACAGGCCAACGATGAGCCAGAACCCGGCCCAAGCTGCTATGCTGTGCCAGATGGTCCAGCGGTGACGGCGGGGGCGGACGAACGAGATCGGCGCACGGGGCGGCCAGGTGAATTGTTCGCGGTCGGTCATGCGGACACCGCGATGTCGATCTGGTCTGAAGCCTCTTGCAGGGCGTCCCGCGCCGCCTCGAGCGCAGAGGCGGCCTCATCAGCAGCCAGTCCGCGGTCAGCGTTCTGGAGGCCTTCGGGAAGGTTGTCGTAGGCTTCTCGTTCGTCGTCGGCGGCCTCGTCCACAATGTCGAGGGCCTCAACGAGCAGGGCAGAAGCGCGCTCGAGCGCAGTTCGTCGGGCATTGTTCACAGTGTCAGTTCCTCAATAACGGATTGAAGGTGAGAGACGGGGGCAGGGCGCACCGCAAAGCTCACCGGATTTGTGTAGGTGGCGACCCGCTGGCGAGCCCATGGCAGGGTCGCAACCCCATCGGGCTTCCCACAGCGAAAGGCGCAGAGAACGAGGCGACCGAAGCGGGGCTTCCAGCCTTCGGAGGGGCAGGGCGCGGCCTCGTAAGCCTCAAGGGCTTCGCAGAGGTCGTCGTAGGAGCGGATGCAGCTCATTGCCCCTGACCCCCATCAAGAGAGGGAGAGGCCTTGGAGATGGCGGCTTCGTCCTCAATCCAGTCGATCTCTTCGCGGCAGGCGT